AAGGACGAGCCAAAAGAAAAGGTCCAAGAGCCACGAACCACGGAACAGGAACCTGAAGTCAAGACAGAAGATAAAACAGAAGAGAAACCCGAAGAGAAACCAGAACTCGAACAATATAGTGAAGGCGTTCAAAAGAGAATTTCGAAACTAACGAAAAAGTGGCGTGAAGCGGAACGGCAAAAAGAAGCCGCAATCGATTATGCCAGAGGCGTTCAGCACGAGCATTCTCAATTAAAAACAAGATTTTCAAAAATGGAGCCGAATTATGTGAAGGCTTTAGAAAATCGCGTAGCCTCTGGAATGGATGCAGCTAAAGCTAAATTGACAACGGCAAGAGAAGCTGGCGACATTAATGCTGAAGTGGAAGCACAAAAGTCCATTGCACAACTTGGTATTGAAGAAGTGCGTCTAAACGCTTTAAAAGACAGACAGTCTCAGGATAAAGAACAGGAAGTGAAAACTCCGACTCTACAAGATACCGTTGGAAGAACTCCACCTCCCGATCCAAGAGCTGAGGACTGGGCTTCAAAAAACGAATGGTTTGGCAAAGACAACGCCATGACCTACACGGCTTTTGACTACCATAAAAAACTAACCGAGCAAGAAGGGTTTGACCCTAACTCAACCGAATATTATGCTGAGATAGACAAGAGAATGCGTCTTGACTTTCCACATAAATTTGATAATACTACGTCTCAGGAATCGACTAACCGAACACAAATAGTAGCTTCAGCGAAGCGAAGTGTTCATCCCGGTCGCAAAACTGTGAGACTCACATCGTCTCAAGTAGCAATCGCTAAAAAACTAGGTGTGCCACTTGAAGAATATGCGAAACAATTAAAAATCACGAAGGAGGCATAAGCATATGCAAAATGAAGATAAAGTAAAAACTTCCCGTGCGAGCCAAACTAGAGAAAAAACTACGAAAAAAGCTGTTTGGACTCCACCATCATCTTTAGATGCACCCCCTGCACCAGATGGATATCATCACAGGTGGATAAGAGCCGAGTCAATGGGTTTTGACGATACAAAAAACATGGCCGGTAAGCTGAGATCAGGTTACGAATTAGTGAGAGCTGATGAATACCCTGACACAGATTATCCAGCGATTGATACAGGTAAATACAAGGGAGTGATCGGAGTTGGTGGACTATTGCTGGCTAGGATATCTTTAGAGTTAGTTAAATCGCGTAAGGAGTATTTTGATAACCTTACACAACAAAAAGACGACGCGATCAATGATGACCTCATGAAGGAACAGCACCCAGGAATGCCTATCGATATTGATAGACAGACCCGTGTAACCTTCGGTGGTACAAAAAAAGACTAATAATTTTTTAGTAATTTTTGCCAACGAATTCAATTAATTGTGACTGGAGGTCCGTAAGGACAGGTCACTAAAGGAGAAAATAATATGGCAAACCAAGACGCAGCTTTCGGATTAAAACCCCTAGGCAAAATTGGACAGTCAGCGGATAATAACGCAGCTACTGAATATGAAGTAGCAGCAAGTGCTTCAGCTTTTGCTCAAAACGACCTTATGGTTGCTTTGGCAGCAGGAACTGTTGGCATAGGCGCAGCTTCTGATAACGGAGTTCTTTTGGGCTCTTGTCAGGGTGTGTTTTATACTGACTCTTCAACAAATAAACCAACCTTTGCTAATCACCTAGTTGCTTCAAACGCAGCTACTGATATCAAAGCTTTTATAACTGACGACCCATTTCAAGTTTATGAAGTACAATCGGCAGCATCCGGCGCAACTCAACAACTAGACGTTTTCACAAACGCCGATGTTTCTGTTGGCGCAGGTGTAACTCCGCATTTTGTTTCTAAAACTGAAGTAGCGGACGCTACAGACACACAAACAACAGCCAACTTGCGAATTATCGGAGTTTCGGATGATCCTGACAATAGCGACTTAACAGCAGCTAATTGTAATTTTAAAGTGATCATCAACGAACACTTCTATATGACCGCAACTGGCGTATAATAGCAGGATAGGAGAATAAATTATGGCTATATCAAGAGGACAACTAGTTAAAGAACTAGAGCCAGGTTTGAATGCACTATTCGGCTTGGAATACAAAAACTATGCTAACGAACATGCGGAGATTTTTGACACTGAAAACAGTGACAGAGCTTTTGAAGAAGAAGTAATGTTATCTGGCTTTGCTAACGCATATGTTAAACCGGAAGGTTCAGCAGTTGCTTACGACAATGCTCAGGAAACATTCACTGCAAGATATACTAATGAAACAGTAGCTCTTGCATTTGCTTTAACTGAAGAAGCAATGGAAGATAACTTGTATGACAGACTCGCGTCTCGTTATACAAAAGCACTGGCAAGATCCATGTCGAATGCTAAACAACTCAAAGCAGTTGTACCTTTTAATCAAGGGTTGCCTACTACAGACAACTTTGATTCAGGGGACGGTGTTTCTTTGTTTACCACAAACCATCCATGTATTGGGCCGGTTTTTTCAAACACGTTAACAACTCAAGCAGACTTAAACGAAACATCGTTAGAGCAAGCAATGATTGACATTGCAGCAATGACTGATGAACGTGGCTTAAAAATTGCAGCTAGAGGAATGAAACTAATTATTCCGCCTGCTAATCAATTTAATGCTGAGAGATTATTAAAATCTCAAGGTAGAGTTGGAACGGCTGATAATGATATCAATGCTCTTAAAAACATGGGGATGGTTCCTCAAGGTTACAGAATAAATCACTATCTAACAGATACTGATGCATGGTTCCTTATCACAGATGTCCCTAACGGAATGAAACATTTCGACAGGGCACCGTTGAAAACGGCTATGGAAGGTGATTTCGACACCGGCAACGTAAGATACAAAGCAAGAGCTAGATACGTCTTTGGCGCATCTGACTGGCGTGGTATCTACGGATCCGCTGGCGCGTAATAACTATTGAATGAGGCGGCTATAAGCCGCCTCATTTGCATTTAAGGGTGAGAATATGAAAAAATTTAGAATTCAAATTAAAGCTTATGATTATGCTGCTGATTTTCAAATATCAGCAGAGGATACTCGAGAAGGTATTGAGAAAGCAATACTTGACAAACTAGGACAAAAAGATGTAAAATGGGAAAAAGATGGATTTAGTGATTCATCTCGGAGAAAATGGATAACCTATGAGGAGGTTATAAATGACTCAAGACCTATACACTATGAAACGGTCCTTGGAACTCGAGTGGCAACAAGAACACCTGAAGGAGGGCAGATATAATTTGAATATGGGATATATCGACAAAAAAATTCAGGAGATTGTTAAAGAGATCATTGCCAAAGAGTTTGAAGCTGACACTATTCAAACTAAAATACACGATTCCAAGCCCGAAGTTTCGATAGCCACTTAAGCGCTATCAAAAATCATACATTTTCACAGGGATCCCTTGCACTGAACGCAAATCTGCGTTATAGCTTAATTACTATACAATTATTTAATGAATCTAGACGAGTATAGTCGACGGCCTAGAGACTAGATTCACAAACTAGGAGGATTATAATCATGGCATCAACATTGTTTAGAGGCCCAGTATTAGTTGGGAAGAAAAACGAAGCAGGAGTAACTGGATTCAATATAGAACAGAAGGATTCAAATTACACTGTTGTTATTAATAATGGTGATTGTGGAAAAACACTTTTATCAAACACTAAGGACGTAGTATTCACACTACCATCCATTGCTATTGGGAATGTATATACATTTGTAAATACAGGAGCAGATGGTCAAAACAATTTGACTATTAGTCCAGTAAGTATTGATGGTATTTTGTATGCAGGATCTTTAACAGACAATAAAGATTTAATTAATACACAAGCTACCTCAAAAGTAGGAGACTATGTGACCCTTGCATCTTTGAACTCAACTGCCCATTGGACAGTTGTAGATTCTCAAGGTCTTTGGGCTAAAGAGTCTTAATAGATAAACTGTGAGCTCCTTCGGGAGCTCACGACTAAGGAGAATAAATGCAAACAGATGTAAAACAAACCATAGCCGTAACTTCAAGTCCGGCACAACTTCAGAAGTATATTAAAACAGTTGCAACTAATATTACTAAAGCCAGAATCATGGCGATTAGTGCACAAGCCAGTGCTGCTGATGCAAGTGTGAAAATTTATAATTCAGTTGCTGGTACAACAGCTAGTGATCTAGTTGCTGAACTTAAATTTGGAACTGCAGATGGTGAATGGACTCACTTCTATGTTCCTGGCCAAGGTATCTATTGTGATACTGGAATGTATGCGGTTCTATCAGGATGTGATTTTTTAGTAGTTACTGGAACATTCACATAAGAAGGGGGTAGAGTATGGCTACGAGCGGTAATACTACTTCCGGAACAGCTACTTTTGGAAAAACTTTTTCGATTGATGAAGTTGTTGAAGAAGCTTTTGAAAGATGTGGTCTTCGTGGAGTTGCTGGTTACCAGTTAAAAACGGCAAGACGATCTCTTAACATTCTTTTTCAAGAATGGGCTAATCGAGGTTTACATTTTTGGGAAGTCGCGGAAACTAATGTCACGTTAGTTGCGTCTCAAGCTATCTATATTTTGTATCGATCGACAGCAGACGGAACCAGCGATGCTGGTGTAACAAATGCTGGGGTAGCTGAAAGTATTTATGGAATAGAAGACATTCTTCAACTGTCTTATCGAACGAATAGAGGCGCTACAACTCAAGCGGATACCCCATTAACTAAAATTGATAGAGCCAGTTATGCTGCTAATTCAAATCGATTAGCGGAAGGTCAACCTTCAGAATACTGGGTCCAACGATTTATAGATAAAGTCACAGTCACTTTATACATTACCCCAAGTTCCACACAGGCAGGAAATTATGTTCATTTTTGGTATTTAAATAGAATTCAAGATGCAGGAGATTATTTTAATGCTACAGATGTTCCTTATAATTATATTCCTTCTATGTGTTCAGGTTTAGCTTATTACTTGAGTATGAAATATGCACCGGATAGAACACAAAATTTAAAATTATTATACGAAGACGAATTAGTCAGAGCGGAGGCAGCGGATGGGTCAGCGGCAAGTACATTTATCACGCCGAAAACATACTATCCTAATATTTAATTATGGCACGATATGCACAAGGAAAATATGCACTGGCTGTTTCGGATATTAGCGGACAATCTTTTCCATGGAATGAAATGGTTACTCAATGGAATGGTTTATTCGTTCATTATTCTGAATTTGAATCTAAACAACCTCAATTAAATCCTTATCCTCATCAAGCAGATCCTACTGCGCTTGGTAAAGTAAGAGTTCAACAACCTGCACCAGATGCTTTACGTTGGTTAGGTTATAGTCCTTTTCAAACTTTTGCTGCGGCTTCAGGGATTATACTTGTTAATCAAGCAGATCATCAAAGAACGTATGGAGAAACAGTAAGATTCAGAGGATCTCCTACTACAGGAGGAACCTCAGGTACATTGGATGACGGAGTATTTGTATTTGC